CTTTTCTACCTTAGCTAGGATTTCTCCCATATGCGCTACAGCATTTCTATTATCTATTTCCCATATTACAGGAATAGTATCTAGAGTAGTAGGTTTACCATCTGCATTAACAGGGTCTATTAAAGTAGCATAGCCAAATAAAACTCTTACTTTCTTTATTTGTCTAAGTAAATCCTGCATATTCTGAGGAAGTGCTTTAAAGTCTTTAATATAACCTGAAGGTTTACCACAGTTAAAACCACCAGTATTATCTTTTAAATCTATAGATACACTGTCTGCCATTAAAGTTCTATGGAAAGAACCTTTAGGCTCATTTGGTTTAGGGTTTTTATTGGCTACAAATCTTCGCCACATAAACCTCTGTGCAAATACTCTAAAGGTTGCAGTTTTTGCAAACACAAAAGTAGATTCACCACCTTCATCTTTAGATGGTATTTCTAGTCTATAAGAACCACCTTCTACGACTTCTACATTAGCAGTCTTACCATTGACCTTGGCTTGTCCCATAATAGGCTGATGCCAAATTCTAAATCTTGGAAGTATAACTGTTCGTGTAGCAGATTTTTTATTCTCGCTAGCAAAGCCCATAGCTTTTGCCATTACTGCGTAATTATCAGTATTTATAGTTGTAATTTCATTCATATATTTATCTCCTTATGTTTGAAAGTTTTTTTGTTATATCATAAAACATCCACTGTGTCAAGCCAATTCTTACCTATTTTTGCTTCTAGTGCTAAAGGCACATTAAATACTATGTCCCACTTGTTTTGTATCAAGTTTGTCAGTATCTCATTTGTTGAATCAATTATATAGATAACTTGGTTTTCCTCTTGTGGATGTATATCTATGACAATGCTATCGTGTACAGTATTTACAATACACGATTTCATATTAGTTAATTTATTTTCTATATGCAATAAAGCCACAGGAACTATATCTGCTGTAGCGAATGATTGCACAGGGTAGTTTTTAATTTGTGTAAAGTGGGATACACCACCCCTTGTACGTCTTTCTATATCAGGAAAAGAAAATTGCCTACCTGATGGTGTAGTAATCCTACCAGTTTTTAAAGCCTCCTTAGCCAATCTGGAATGCCATAGTGCGATTCCTTCGTACTTTTTCGTGAACTGTTCATAATATGCTGCTTCAGCAGCTGTCCTCCCAAACCCTGTAGCTCCGTAGAGTGGCGCGAACGTATGGCTTTTTCCTTCCTGACGAGTGGTAGCCTGCCCATTATCCGAAATAACTTTCGCGGTATATGCGTGAACATCGAAACCATTTTCTATCTCCTTTATTGCTGTTTTATCTTGTGATAAGAAAGCTGCCGCTCTAAATTCTAATTGGGCAAAGTCAGCTTCTAATATCTTCCCATTATCCCACTGTGATTTAAATACTCTTTTCACAGGGAATGTACCCCCTCTAGGCATATTCTGCATATTAGGGTCTGCTCCACTTAATCTACCTGTAGAAGTTCTATGTTGTAATAGTCTAACATGCAACTTACCATCAGGTTTTTTGTGGGTCTTTATACCCTCAACGAATGAGGATAAATAAGTATCTACTGCACTTAACCTACGTACTTTATATAAAAACTCTTCTGCTTGTTTCAAGCCCCTATCTTTAGCAACTTTTTCTAGTATCTGCAGATTAATTTTAGATGTACTAAAACCATTAGCACTTACCCATTTAGACTTAGGTGCGTTAAACTTTAGTCCTGCTTGTACATTAGTGGGTACAAAATGATATCCTTGGGTGTCGCATTCATGACATCTAGATGGTTTAGCAAAAGGGTTACCATCCTTTTTTATTCTCGTGTAGTATCCCTTACCCTTACAATTACTACACTGTTTAGCTTTGGTTTTATATATTACGGTACTATGTGTAGATACTTCCTTTTTATAATCTGTTACAGGCATATAAGGTGTAAAGTTACCTGCCCAAGTAGACTTGTCTATAGGTTTTCTACTATATATTACTGTAGATAATTGCTCAGGACTATTTAAATTAATAGGAGTATCCCCCATTAAATCTGTAATCATAGTAGCTAAGTCGTGTTTAAGAGTCATCTTTTCATTCTCAAATTCAGATTCCACTTCATCTAACGCATCAACATTAACTGAAAAACCTCGCTGATATATTCTAGCTATGACTGGGCATAGTTCGTTAGTCAAGTCTACAGTATGTTGTAGTACATTATCTTCGCCATATAAAAGCCTACCATTAATCTTATCGTACAGCTGTTGTGTTGCGTGTAAATCATGTGATAAATAATCTGATAACTCATCAAAAGGTATGTCTCTAGTTGTATAACCTTGTTTAAAATACTCTTTCAATGTATCTTGTTTCTTTGTATCTAACTCATATCTCTCAGCACAAGCTTCAAGGGATAGGGGTTCTTTAATACCTCGCTGTAATACATACTCTCCTAGCATAGTATCAAATACTTTACCTGTATAAGTAAACCCTGACTCCCATAACCATACTAAATCATATGCAATATTATGTCCTATGAGTAAAGTTGTATTATCCAAAGTGTTTTGTACTAACTCAGTACCATTTAAGGTATTAGGTTTATCTGCATGGTCAAATACAACTTGTACCTCTTTACCTTTTTCGTCAAGCATTCCAACCATTACCAGGGAATTGGTAGGTTCAAATGGGTCTAAGTGCATTTTACCATCGCGATTAGTAACTGTATTTTCTACATCAAGAACTAATTTCATTATTAAATAAACCTTTCTCTCTTTGAACTTGCGTATGTTCAGCATGACAATTTGCACAAAGAACTCTGCATTTTCTCATTTCATTTTTTAAAGCTTCAAAACTATAAGGACTCATTCTACTTATATCTTTAGTTTTATTATGTATATTAAGATGGTCAAAATGTAAAGCATCACTAGATTTTTTATATCCACAACTAGCGCACCCTAAATATAATTTTACTCGCTTAATATACTTTTTAGTTTTTTTAGTATGTTCTTTTTTCTTTATACTTTTATGAATTGCTAGCTTAGCCATAGCTTTAGGTGAGTTCCACAGTTCATATATCTTATCACCTCTTGTATAATAGTATTTAAATATATAGCCATCTTTTCTTATATCATTACATTTAAGAGGTAAATTTAACTTTTCTGAGTCCTCTTTTTTCATATACTTCATTTTCATTTTTACTCCTCATATCTTCCTACTTCATAGTTAAGTTCGCAAGTAACAATACCGTGCCAACCTGTCAGTTTGTTTTTAACTAGGTTTAAATGTCTTTGTAAATCCTCCTCATCATTCTCGCCTTTCATAGGGTTCTTAGATATAAGAAGCATTAAGTCTGCTTCAGCAGCTTTACCTGTACGGCTACCTTCCATCATACTTTGGTTAAGTATAATCTTGCCTTCAGCTTCTGCTGACAGCTGTGACATATAAAACACAGCACACTGATACTCTTTGGCTATCTGTCTAGCATGAATAGCATTTACTTTCAATGCTTCATCCGCTCTAGCAAAGCCACTCATCTTAGCAAATTTATCTCCCATATCTAGTACAAGTATATCAGGACTATAAGTTTTACATACACTTTCTACCCAAGACATATCCCTAGATGTGGCATCTTTAATCTTGATATTATCACTTACAGGGCTGTATAAGTCTCTAGCTTTAATCATATTGTTTTTAATCTCTCCTACAGACATACCTGATGCTACAGTTAGATACCTAGCGCCTACACGATGGGCAGCTTCTTCATTACATAGTATAACACACTTAGCACCCTGCCTAGCAAAGCCACCTATTCCTGCAATCATACTAGCATGAAATGAAGTCTTACCTGTGTTAGGTCTAGCTCCTATCTCTATAAGGTGTCCTGCATTAACTCCTTCTATCTTTCTAGATAGTATAGGAATATTAAATTTCCATCTAGCTTCCATATCGTTTTTAGACAAGAGTGTTTCTATAGATATATCTTCCCATTCTATATTTAAGTTAGGTGTAAAGTCATCACCATATTGTTCAAGTATATTACGCAAAGGTTCTAAACTACTTTTTGTACCGTTTACGTAATCAAATCCTATGTTAGCAATATCTTCTCCAATAACTTGTTGGAATAACTTAGACAATACTTCTTGTGCTACATCACTACCCATAGTTTCTTCTTTTTTAATCTGTTTAAATAAAACAATAAAACTATTCTTTTGTGATGTAGTCAAGGTAGGATTGCTAGATATAAAAAGTGCTTCAACCTCATCAGGTGTAACATCTCTTTCGTACTTACCCATCGCACTGTCGATTGTAGATTTAATTCTACGCACATCTTTACTGAATAGTCTGTCTGGACATTTAGCACCTCTATGGTCGTCGTAGAAAGTCTTGTCCATTAAACTTCTTATTAAGGCTAGTTCCATGCCATCTCCTTTAGTTTGTTAATATCGGTTTCGTTTTCATACTTTAAGTCATCTATTATACTTAATATTTTTACATTGTCAACCCAACCACGCAATTCTTTTGCCATAATCATAGTTTTAGGCAATGCGTCAGGGTCTAATG